CCGCGGCTGGGCCACGTCGCCTGCCGGCTCGGTGGACCCAGCCGGGGCGCTCCTGATCGTCCTGATCGCCTCAAGGAGGACCTCCCTGTCAGCCTGTATCGCTGCCATTAACTTGTCGCTGTTATCAGGCTGCTGTACCTGCACGATGCGTGGCGGCACGTCGACAGAGTTCGACTTTACGCTGGGAGGCTGGACCTGCACAGTGCAGCCAGCGAGTAGCGACATCGTTAAAATTGGGAGCAATAGTCGCATGATGCTATCCGTTCGGGTCCAAGACCCAGAGGTGTCCAAACGCGTCGTTCTCGACGGCGCAGCCCCTGATGTGCGCCTCTCGATGAAATGCGCGCCCGTGGTTGCCCCAGTTTACGGTCCAGGAGCCCATGTGCGTCCACACCCACTCGTTCAGGGCGCTCAGGAACACCATGCCGTCACTGTGCACTGAGTGATTGCCAGGCCCGCGGTCCACGCCGCAGCAGCCGTTGGAATCGAGGTGAGAATAGTTATTCCCGACCTGCACCGGATACTGGACTATGCCGCCACGCTGTACGATGTCGCACCCGTCTAGCCAATCGCCCCACACTAGGTAATCGCCCAGACGATACAACAGCCTAGAATCCGGCTGAGACCGCATGTTGAACTGCGGCACAGGCGCGTAGTCCGAATAGAGCGGCGTGCCTGCTACTGACACCTTTGCGGCGTCCGTGATGCACGCACCGTTGTCCCGACCACCGTTGATCTGGTCATAGACATACGCCCATGACAAGTCGACCCGGTCAAGCCCGCGCAGGACACGGAGCTTCGCGTGCGCCATCACATCGCTCGCACCGACGCATGCACCGTACCGCTGCTGGTCGTTCACCCACGAGTCGTCGAACAGCGTCCGGCGGTCTATCGGTCGCCACTTGTCCTGCGGGAGCCTCGCGAGCTTATTCGCGTCGAGGTATTCCGCGTAGGACATCATCCCGGCGCGCAGCGTGAGTGCCTCGCTCGAGGGCTCAGTGCGCCCGAGCTTGCGCGGCTCGGTCTCTCCAGGCAGGACGTGTTCTTGTAGGCTCATTCTGCGGTGTACTTGTCGATGAGTGCCTTCAGGTCAGTCCACTTCTTGTTCACGAGCGTCGTGGGCTTGCCCACCGGGGTCTTCGTCTTGAAATCCAGGAAGAACGCAGCCGGCGGACCGCTCACGGCGTCCACCTGCGACTGCCACTTCTTCCACTCGGGGTTCCCGACGTCGTACTCCCTGAACCGGTGCGGCTTGATGCTCTGCGTGCTGAGCTGCTCAAGCAGGTCTGGGTCGGCCCCCGTCGGTGTGCCACGGGTCCCGTAGTCCTCGACAGTGACTACGAGCATCTGCGCAGATTTTTTAACATCATCGACGACCGGAACTGGCGGTTGATCACCCCCTCCCGGCACGTTAGGGTGTACACAACTGCTCGCTGCGAATAGCAGCGCTATCAGCGCGAGTCGTCTCATGGATGAAACTGCTGCATCTGCTTGGTGACCCGCCCCTTTGTATAGAGCGCGGTACTCAACTCGCCCACCTTCTTGAGGTTCTCAGCATCGCCACCCTGGATCAAATCGGCGCCGACCCGACCGAGGTACTCGAGATTCGACCCTGCCGGTGGGGGCGTGGCGAGCGCTTCTTTATTCGAGTTGTAGTGATGCGTCACTGTGGTGACCGCGCCGACCAGGCCAGGGACGCCCCAAGCCAAGACCTTCCACCACTCGCTCGCCGGCGCGCCGTCACCCACCTGCGTGAGCGCGACGTTCGCTGCCGCACCGCTCACCCCCACGATGGCAGTGAGCAGCTTGATCAAGAACGGCAGTATCTTCCAGAATGTCGTCATGCTGCTGCCGGGAAGAACTTGGACAGGAGGGTAAGGGCGCCCAGGAGGCCAGTCAAGACCTGAGGCCCGTAGTTCGATAAAAAATCGACGGCGACCTTCAGGTCAGCCACTGCGGTGGCCTCGAGCTTCGTGGGGTCGATGTTCGGAAAGAACTTCGTGATGAACGCGTTTAGCGGCGCGGCATTCGTCTGCGCGTTCGCCAAGAGCGTCGACAGGGACGCCAGGACGGCTGGTCCGTCTGCCTGGAGCTTTGAGAGCTCTGAGATCACCATATTGATGTCAAATGCGGCCATAAATGCCCTCAGTCCTTTTCTTTGTCAGGAGAAACGACCTTCGCATCACCAGTGAGAATCGCGCCGGTCTTGGTGACCTCTTTCTTCACGCCAGTCATGATGGACACGATCCTGTCGGTGTTATGCTCGTTGGCATCGCGCTGCTCCTTGGCGCGCTCGTCCTCGCGGGCGTCCCGTTCCTTGAGGACAGCATGCACCATAGAATGCGCCTCTTTGGCGTCCATCCGGTGCACGACGTACATCCCGACCGTACAGAGGATCAGGATGATGATCAAGACATCGGTAAACGGTTTGTTCTTGAGATATTCGACCAAGAACTTCGCTATCGTGTCGATCAGGCCCACCATACGTTAGCCCCCAGGAGAAAGAGCTGTACTGATATTCTATCTACCCATGCGGTGCGGGAGCCCTAGCACGCTGTCGCTCCTCGTATCTCGAGCGGATCGAACGCTGCACCGGGCCTGCGCCTGCGTCTGGCGCCGGGAGCGCAGTATCCTGTCCGGGATGCTTCTGCACCTGCGGAATGCCGAGCTCGTCTTGAATCGCGTCCCAGTTGATCGTGTCAGCCCGGAGCGCCTGACCATCGGGATTCGAGAAGTGCTGCATGAAGAGTTGCCTCAACATCGCACGCTTCGCGTCACTCAAGGGCGTAGCCTCGACCTTGACCTGTCCGATATAGTCAGGCTCGCAGTTCACCTCTAACAAGAAGTCTACGAGCTGTTGATTCAATTGGGTCAATCCGCGCCGATGCAGCATCTCGATGTTATCAATCGCAAAGTCTGCATGCGCCTCAGCCTCGGCCTTCGTGCCAAACTGCCCCTCGAAGATGGCCCTCTCGGGCACGCCCATGCCGCGTGCCTTGAGCGAATCGAGGTACTTCGCACGGTCAACGAACTGCGACTGTTGCGTCTGCGCCGAGATGAGTTCGACTTTCCATGGGAGTCGCGCGGGGTCTAACGAATTCAACTCGTCAGTGAAGCGCGCGAGCTCCATGGGGATCGCGACCTTGCCAGACGCATACAATGCATCGAGTATGGCCTGCGCGATGACAGCGTTGTCAGTCATCTCGCCGTTATACATCGTCTGCCCGACTGGATAATACAGGACCCAACACGCGCCCGCGACCTTAACGTCGAATCGCCTTGCCGCGTCGTCGCAGTCCCGCCACGAGTCATAGGGCCGCTCGCAGCGCCTCATTATAGGCTCACCGTACCAGTTGGTGCCCTCGACGTCCCGCGAGATGTTGATAAAGTCGCCGCGAAACAGATACACCGGGTTCGGGTTCAACACGTTGTGGAGCGCAGTGTTTCGCAGCCCCACGAGCGCGCCATAGTAGTCCACCAATATGGTCGTCAGGTCGGGCAGGAGGCCCTTGAGCTTCGTGATGAATATCGACCCGTCGTCATGCTGCGCCTTCACGACCTCGTAGGGTGCCCACCCGAAGTCGAAGAACCCACGACACATGTCATACAGGAACTGATCCCGGTGCGGGAGCAGCGACTCTTCGATCATTTCGACGGCATCGTTGTATTGCGGCTTCTTTGCTGTGACGGTCCAGTCAGCACCTAAAATAGGCGCCTTGATGATGTCACGAAGGAACCCGAGCGTCGGGTCCCGGCGCATCTCACGCGCCTTCTTCCACCAGATGCCACCAGAGACCGGGTTAAGCGCGAGCGCGCCCGGCGGGAGCATCCCATCCGGGCCAGACCCGACGAGCACCTGGCCTACTGTCTTCTCGCCGGGGTGCGACCCGTTCGTCGGTATGGATGGCCCGACGAGTGTCCCGTATTGACGATCAGGCTGGACGCCGTATTGGACCATGGGCTATCTGCAGGCCAGCGAGAGCTCGTAGCGTTGCTTGCGCGACAGGGACACTGTCGAAAACGACATTGGTCTTCGGTGAACGCTGATACCATGACCACCGAACTTACTGGCCAGGGCCTCGACTTGCTGGATCGACATTCCTGATCCGCTGAATATTAGCTTAGTTCCATGACCACTGACATGCGCGTCAGGCCACTTGCGTTCGACCGCGTCGATGAACCGCTGCGCGGACTGCGCGTCAGGAAATCCCAGCGGCAGTGTTGCCCCCGGCCCCTCGGAGGGACCAAAAGCGTAACTAAAACTCGCGAACTTCCCGACCCGGTCGCGGTGATACTGCCGAGCCGACGCATGCGTCTTCGCGAGCTTGTCATGGATCCCGGCCATCTTGTCATGGCCAGCGGCTCGGAGCGAATCCGCGATCTCCTCGTGTTCCTTCTGGTGCTTCTCGTGATATGCTGCGCTTGACACAGGATCGGGCTCCTCGTCGCCCTGCCGGTTCAATGTCGTCTGCGGGAGCCCCACGGCGCGTGACACCAGGTTCGAGATCGGGCGCGCGATCGCCCGTGGCCCGAATCGGTTGTTCGCCCGCTGCAGCTTGGTGCGCCAGCCTACCTCCTCGTTGGGTCGGCCCTGGTCATGGATCTGGTCCTGTTCAGACGGACCCAGCGGGTTGATGCCGGCCATGCCAACGCAATCCTGTGCTAATGATGCCGCATACCGCTGCCGCCGCGACTTACGCCCGCGACGAAATTGCTTCGGGTGAGGCGGCGTCGCGTCACTCATCCCCTCGTAAAGCTCGTGCTTCTTTGGCTCGTTTACGTAAGCAGGCATATAGTCCTCCAGTCGAGAATCTACCCTACTTTGCTATGATCACCGACCCCTGTGCATCGCTCGTAGGCACCACGGGATACAAATAGTGCACCGGGTAGCCCCACGCATCAGTCATGTGCCCCACGTCGTCATAGTCGTCGGGAACGCGAGAAAACTCGACGTAGGCACGCACCTTGAGGTCGTGTATCAGGCGCTTGCACCGCGGGTGGAACCGTGATCTCCGATCCCCTGCCTTATTGCACAGTATCGCGTTACATGCACTAAACCGATCCGCTATGGGTGGGTTAGCCTTCGGATAGAGTACCTTCTTGTCCTTGAACCTCGCGTCGTTCTGAATCTGCGCATAGTCGCTCGCACTAGCGGCTGTTTTCCTAGCACGAGCTGATGCATCGCCGATGAACACCCACCCGGCCTCGTGTTGCCCGTACCTCTTTGCCAGGTCATCAAGTGCCATGGCAGTGTTGGCATTTCGCATCCACAGCTCGTCAAACCAGAGGAGCTCTGGCTTCCCAACGGTCTTCTGGCCGATCGCCCAACACATCGGGTCGACATTAAAATCGGAGCCCACTAATATGGGCTGCGCAGGGTCGTATTGAATGCTCTCGTCGACGTTAAGCTTCTCATCGAACGCATAGAAGATCAGTCCGCCCTGATCCTGCCAGAGCGCACCGTATTGCTCGTCGAAGTCTTTCTGATCCATGCGCGCCATTGCAGCAGCGACCTGCTCGTCAGTCAGCACAGTGCTGCTCGGCCATGTGTATGCCTCGTAGTTGGGACCCAGCAGCCCAGACTTCCACTTGTCGAATGTCTCGCGGAATTCCTGCGCGCCGTGTCCCATCCGCTTCGGGACGCCAATCCGCCAGCACCAGCCCCGCTTATGCTCTAGGGCAGGCGATATAGTAAGCGAGAACAAGTCCGGGTCCTGGTCGCAGCTCTCGTCGATGACGCCGCCATCCCACTGGACGCCCTCGAGGCGCTCCCGCTTATCAGCCCCGACGACATAGAGCTTCGAGCCAAAGCGCGTCTCGATGGTCAAATCGCTCTCACGCACGCCATCCTTGACGATCCATTCAGGCGGCACGAGCGCTTTGATCTCCTCCCAGGCTACTCGGCGCGCCTGGTCGCGGGTCGGGAGCGCATAGAAATATATCGGGTTACGCCAAGGTTTTCGGACCGGGAGGAAGCGCACGACCCTCCTCCTGGACAGAAGCGTCTTGCCCGAACCACGACCGCAAGCAGCTGCAAGGAACTGCGCCTTGCTGCGCCACATCTTGACCTGAAGTGCATGCGGCCGCATGACAGGGAACTGCCATGCCTGGGGGAGGCGCGGCTTGATGAGAGTCGCGTTCAAGCAAATACCCCGTTACTCAGCGTGTAATGCCCGCAGCTATGCGCATTTACACTTGGCTGCATGCTGAGCGTCTCGAACGTCTCGCCCTGTCGCTGCCAGCGACTCGTCCCACACCCAGCGATCTCATATCGCTGCTCTTCTTCTGGGGACAGTTTCAGGATGAGCGATCTCGATTCTCCTGGCCATGGTGACCCGCCGTCGAGTGGATTCGCGAATAAGATCATATTGCGAATGGTGCACTTCTTGTCGAAATGCGACCCTATCATGCAATCGAAGAACACACCTAACCCTCGGCGGTTCTCAGACGGCAAGTCCACCCACACGGGATTCAAGTCGACCAGTCGTGGCACTAGAGCACCTCGCATGCGGCAGCATGCTCCTCAGTGGCGCGCTCAAAGCGCTTGGCTGTTTCAATAGCGCTGAATGCAGCTTTCCTAGATAAGCCAAATCCCGCGAATTTTCCCTGCTGGTCACGATCATATTCGCGATTCGCCACGGCTCGGTGCAGACGCGTCCCACCGGTTAAATGATTCACGAGACTCTTTTGTGGCATGGCCCGCGAGCGCTCGCCGATCCCGCCGATTTTATCGGCGCCTATCCGCGCAGTGATCTCGCGGTTCTCTGAGGTGTCGCGCACCCGGTAGCCGCCTGTGAGGGAGCGACCATGCTCGTCGGTGTGACGGCCGCCCGTTATATTTAATAACGAGTCGACTAAACCCATGGATGCTCCCTGCTTCTGTTCCTTGACCACCTTAACCTTGCCACCGGCCTTGCGTGCAACCTGCTGCACTTTCGCCTTGTCGCCCTGCGCAACGATGTTGCCATTGGGCATCTCCTTGGCCTGCACACCCTGTCGGCGAAGCTCGCGGATAGCCACGGCCGCAGTGAGCAGCGCTGCAATGCCCTCGATGATGTAAACCCCTACCACGAGCCCCACCGGGACGGAGACGACGCCCATATCGAAGCCGTAGGATGCTGCTTTCTTATTCGCCTGCGCAGCGATCTTCTCGGCTTTTTCCTTGTCTCCAGGACGAACTGCCTTATAGAGCACCTTGCCGCCCTTCTTTACTGCCTCGATGCCCGCCTCGATGAGCTTACCGAGGACCCAGCCGACAGCATATCCGCCTACAGCATGCAGAACCACCCACCCAGCAGCCACCGCGGGATTATTTGTTCGCGTGGTTCGACCATGCCAATCGACAAATTTTTGCCAATTCGATCGAGGGTCAGGCGGTGGACCGCTACCCACGGGGGCATGACCTCGAAGACGTTCAGCAGATCTCTGGTGCTGTGCGTATTTTTTCGCATGGTGTCCAAACTTAGGCATGTCTTTTGCCTGCCATGCTTTTTCTGCCTCGATACGATGTCGCTCGGCGGCTTCATTGTGTTGGTGGTAAAGCCGCTCATGCTCTGTCAGCGGCCGCTGTACCATGGGCCCACTAGCAAATCCCATCGCAGGCTCCGCCTGCTGCCCGCCGAACCGCTGTACGAGCTGCTTGGCCTTTTCATACGCGCCCCGCGCGACGACATATGCGCCTGTCGCGACGAGCGGCACGCCCAGCGTCACAGCAGCAGCAAGCAGTGCTTCTTTTTTGTTATGCGGCACGACGAACCAGACACCTCGCTTGACACCGCGCCACGCTTGCTCAGTACCATGCACTGCCTTGCGCGCACCGCCCAAGATGCGACGCTCGGTTTCCGTCGGTCCAAATGGCTCAGCTGTCTTTAAGCGCACACCGGGAATCTTCTGGACGTGCGCATCGAAATGTGAATCCATTGCCTGGATGATCGCCGAGATCTTGTCGCTTGCAGCATTCGTGAACTTGGCGATGATACTAGGCGTCTGACCGTCCTTCTTGACGGCACGCACGCCCTTTGACCTGAGGTACGCCAGCGCTGCTGCTATGGCGATAGGATTCGACGCAGTGTCCCACACGAACTGGAATACCTGCTCAGCTGGCTGACTGAGACCCATTGATGCTTGGACTACGCGACCGCGGTGCTTCTTGACGACCTGCTCCGCCTTGGGCGTCAACTTGTCGATGATGACGTTCGCGCCCCTCACCACGGCATCGAATCCAAGCCCGATGAGCTCGAACGCGGCAGTCTGCGCGATAGCAGTCCCGACGAACTTTAGCACGGTCTTCGTGGCGCCGGGCGGCAAAGCAAATGAATATCCGCGCTTGCGCGACTTGTAGCGCTCAGTGGCCGACTTGGAACCAGCAGGCGGTCGCTTGAGCTTGAGCTCTGGCAGCGGCGTCGGCGCTGGCGTCGGGGTCGAAGGAACTGCGGGAGCAGCTTTTGGCGTCGGTGTGCCGCGGCGACGCGTGCCACGCCCGATGCGTCCGCCTAAAGACTGGACGATCGACTTCATGACCTTATAGGCGACGTCGCGCACACCGACCACGAGCCCACCGTGCTTGTCGATCTGCGTGTCATTGATCCCGTGCTCCTGGAGCTTCTTGGCAGCGAGGGCCGCGAGGATAACTGACGCGAAGCTGATCCCGAATTCGACGAAGGTCTCTCCCGCCGAGTGCGTCGGCAGCGAGTAAGGACTCCGCTTGGAAGGGTCGACTTCTCGTGCAGGTCCAGGCCCGCCGCCAGGCATCGTCCCAGGCGTCTGGCCGCTCTGCGTGGCGGGCCCTGCGGGCCTCGGTGCTGCGGGCGTCTGGCCCTGCTTGCCGAGCCACCCGTTCTTCCAGAAGTCGTTCACCTCATTATTCGAGCGATTGTGAATGCGGAGCTCGCGGGTCGAGCGCCCAGCCGAGACGTCCACGCCGTTGGATCTGAGCGTCTGGTACGCCTGCGCCGCCGCCTTGGGACCCGGGAACGTCAGGAACCAGTCGGCCTTCTGGTGGTTCGGGTCG